CGCGCCAGTACCGCACGCACGCCTACCGCACGCGCGCCACTACCGCACGCGCGCCAGTACCGCACGCCACTACCGCACGCACGCCACTACCGCACGCGCGCCAGTACCGCACGCGCGCCACTACCGCACGCCACTACCGCACGCGCGCACGCCTACCGCACGCACGCCTACCGCACGCGCGCACGCCTACCGCACGCGCGCACGCAAAAAAAAACGGTTAACCTAAAAATAGGCTAACCGTTTTTTCGTTTTTTTTTTCGTTATATGATCAATCCACCCGCAGTATAGGTGAACACGAAACGTAAACCGTTTTTCTTAGCACGCCCCTTGGCTTTCAACGCAACCAAGATCGGATTGTTGGACCAGTGATCTTCAATCATAAGATCGTCAAGGAACCTATTGTCGGACTTATCGCCATTTATGATGTTTACCATTCTACCATTTATTTCAATCGTTTTTTCCTTGATTATTCGTTTATGGCTTTCAACATCAAATACTATGGCGCAAGATGAACCGGTTCCATGGTTTTTAAAAAACATATGGGGTGTTACTTGTTCATCGCATGAAAACGTTAAGTGATAATTCCTAAACGGAACGTTTCCATTCTGTTTTAACCATGAATCATAACGTGAAAGATCTTTAGTATAATCGTAAAACAATATTTCAGGGTTTAAAACTATCATGGTGTTCCATGATAGATCAGACGTTCCATTTAGTCGAATAACCGGCGAGAATTGTTTTTTCTGACAGTATAAATAGTGTTTTCTTATTTCAGATTGTAACGATTTTAAGAATGCTTGTTTTTCGGCTAGCATATAGTGGGTCCGTTTCCATCTTGCGGTTTTAGTACCGTTTTTTTGTGTTCTTATCGTTTCCATTGCCATATGTCCCGATTCGCTTAAGCATATTTTAGCACAATCGCCATGATTCGCGCACAAGTTAACACCTGATTCGTTAGCGGGTTGAAGATACAATATTTTAGTGAAATAAGTGGCATAATCTTTCTTGGTTTTTACGCTAGTGGTTAAAAGTTTAGTCGCAAGCTTTCCACCATTTTCACGATATTCGTTCCATTCACGAATAACCTTATCGATAGCTGATTCATTAGCGTTTTCAATCGTTTTGAGACTTAACATGAGTCTATTCCTTATCCTATTCCTATCGAAACAAGCCTAGTAAGAAGTTTACTAGACTATGCCCACACTAGCATTGAAGCAAGCTATCATATTTCAATAGCGTATGGGGTAAAATTCAATCGTTCTTATACTTTCCCACCAATTGGATTGACGCAAACGGGTGGGAACCATCCCTATCGTCTTTCATATCACTTTTAGATAAATAAACGTCAATAGAGTCATAAGATCCGTTTTGAGACTTTCGACGATATAACCGACGATAGACTCTCACTAGTTTACCATCGACAAGATCATACCTTGATCTTTTATCTTCGCAACGAATATCATGCCAACAATCTACTAATCGATCAAAGTAAACATGAGTCTTATGATCATACCATATTCTATACTTTCCCATTATCCTATTCCTTTTCTATCGTGTGTGTGTGTGAATTCAAAACCTATTCAATCGGTTATGTATAAACCTATTGCAATTGTTGCAATACATGACGCAAGAAATCCAATCAATACCATGGCGAACCAGAAACCAAGTGAACCGTATGCATAGTGTTCCATTGTACTATTCCTTTATCGTGTGTGTGTGTGTGTCAATCAATACTTGTTAGAATTCCTTGCGTAACGTTCCATGTAAAGCATGCCGATAATCGGGCTGATTGCCCCTATGAAAAACATCATTCCAACTACCATACCCATAACTTGTTCGATGATTAGCATTGTCTTGGTTCCTTGTTTCCTTGTTCCGTTCCCGTTCCAGTCGGTTAACCTTTCCGACAACATCATGCTAAGGATACCATCGGTTCATTACAACCCCAGTATCAAAGAATTCTATGGAATTATTTTCTACTGGTTAGGATACGCTTGTTTCGTAGTGGTTTTACGTTATTATTCTACAATATTAGTGGAATATTATCTTGTTTATTGGATTGTTGGATACCCACACAATAGAATTGTTTAACCAAGACTAGACTAGGGAAACGGGCTGAAAGCTTGAAACAAGTAAGTTTAACTAGGTTAAGAATATATCGGAAAGATAAGTGAAGATAAGAATAAACGGCTTTATATAAATCCTATCATCTTGTTTTTTCTTTCAATGAGTCATCTTGTTTTTTTTCAAGATTGTTCCAATCTCGCTTTCCTTTACCTATTATGTTAGCCTATTGTTTTCATTATGTTAGCATATTGTTTTCTTGTTACCTATTCCAATACTACCATAGTTTACCTACCTTAAAAGTAGAATAATATTAATTTAATTAATAGGTAAAGAGTAGAATATTATTAGTATAGGTAATAGGTTAGTTGGAGGAAAACAATAACGAAATCAAGGTACCCTGGTCTCTCACCTCTCCCTCTCTGACCTATTTTTCATTCATCAAATAATAACAATTAATATTATCTATCATCATCTCTTTTGCACTATCTATCTTCGTCTGCTATACTTTCTATTAATCACAGCCTCATCGAGTTCTACCAATGGCAAAGAAACCAAAAGACGTTGCCATCTCCCCTGGACAGTCTGTCTATTCTCTAGTATCACGGCCTATCTCAACGATTCGTGATTCCGAGATAGTGGATGCTCTCAAGGATTGCAAAGGTCTTATCTATTTGACAGCGATCAAGCTTGGTTGTTCTCATCCTGATCTCGACCAGCGTATCAAGGCTAACGACAACCTCATGTTGATTTGCAAGGGTGAGCGTGGTGGTATTGTTGACAAGGCCGAGGCCAAGTTAGTTGAGGCGATGGAAGGTGGGGCCAAGTGGGCCATTGAGATGATTCTTAAGACGCTTGGTAAGGAGCGTGGATATGTTGAGCGTCAAGAGGTTCACAACCTCACCAAAGTTCAATTGCACATAGTCGAGGAGATAGTGGATCATGGAAGCTTCGACACCACCGCAACCATCGTTGACAACAAAAACAATCAAGCTCCACAAGGTCCAAAGTGAATTCAGACACTCTACATCTCTTTATCGTGGGTTCGTTGGCGGTCGTGGTAGCGGCAAGTCATATGTTGGCGCATATGATCTTCTATGTCGTGCGATGTCAGAACGAGGCCGAGGTCGTCTCTACATGGTGGTGGCCCCTACTTACATCATTCTGCAAGATGCTTCAATGAGGACCGTGGTTCAGATCGCGGAAGACCTTGGTGTCATCAAAGAAAAATGGAAACAACCACCTCGCCTGATCTTGACAAACGGTTCTGAAATCATCTTCCGCTCTGGTGACGATCCAGAAAAGTTGCGTGGTCCTAACCTCTCTGGAGTGTGGCTCGATGAGGCCTCTCTGGTGGGCGAAGAAACCTACAACGTCTGTATCGCCTGTCTTCGAGAAGCCGGTCAAGCAGGATGGCTCTCTGCCACCTTTACGCCCAAAGGCACCTCTCATTGGACCTACGAAGTATTTGCCCGTAACAGGCCCAATACTGCCCTATTCCGCTCATCAACCAAAGAGAACCCATTCCTCCCTGGAGAGTTCATCCATGCTCTCCAGACGCAATATTCCGACAAGCAAGCAGCACAAGAGATCTCAGGCGAATTCGTTGACCAGGAAGGTTGCGAATGGCCTGCGGCGCACTTCACCGGGCACATCTGGTTCGATGAATGGCCCGACAACCGCCAAATCGCACTCAAGTCGATTGGCCTTGACCCATCCAAGGGGAACGACTCCAAGCACGGTGACTTCTGCGCCATCGTCAAATTGGCACGCACCATCGAAGGCATCATCTACGTCGAAGCCGATCTTCAACGCATCGACTCCGAATCTATCGTTTCAAACATTTGCAACGAACAACAACAATTCAACGCTGATGTGGTCGTAGTGGAAACAAATCAATTTCAACATTTACTTGCCACACAGATCATTGCAACGTCAAGAAAAAAAGGCATTTCAATGCCTGTCATGTCTGTTTACAATAAAGTTTCAAAGGATGTTCGCATTCGTCGTCTTGGCCCGAACCTTTCTAACAAGATCTTCAGGTTCAAGGCCAATCACGAAGGTACTCGACTCCTGGTGAATCAATTGCGTGAATTCCCTATGGCAAAGTACGATGATGGACCGGATGCCTTGGAAATGGCCCTGCGTGGTATGATTTCAATCCACAATGGACGTGTTCAGACTCAAGGCAAAGGTGCGACACCAACAAGAGGAATCCGATCATGAATCCGTTATCAGCACAATGGTGGCGTTCCCTTCTCTCTGGACAGCCTGCCAAGCCACCGGAAGAACCAAAGCGCAAGAAGCGTTCGCTCCGTGAAGCCGCCTACAACATGGACTTCAACCTGGGCGGGTATTCTGACCTTCTTAGCAGGTTCACAGACGGTGGTGTTTACGCATATCCAATCGTTAACGTCAAGGATCGTCTGTACGGCTCGAACTACCCCTTCTGGTACTCAGAGCAGCAGTTGAACCTGATCAGGGCACAGGCACGCCTTCTTGTAACAACCAGCCCCAACGCACAAGGTCTTCTCAATGGACTGACAAGCTACGTCATCGGCACCGGGTTCGGTTACAGGGTCATGCCGAGGGATGGGTATGTAATTGAGGACAGTCTTATCCTGAAGGTTCAGAATGTCCTTCGTAAATTCTTTGATGACAACGAATGGGATCTGCTCGAACAGGAGATCTTCTTCCGGTCCAGAGAAGATGGTGAGTGCTTCCTACGCTATTTCCCGCAGCCATCTGGACGGTTGTTGATTCGCACCATCGAGCCTGAACAGATCTACCAACCACCAGGAAGCAACTTTGCCGAGTGGTCTTATGGCATAAAAACAGAATTAGAAGACGTTTTCAGCGTCGAAGCCTACAACGTGGATTACGATGCCCCACTAGGCACGGATTCTGATTCCAACCGGGAAAGCAGAACCGGAGAGATTGTTCCAGCAGCCGACATCGTCCACATCAAGTGCAACGTCAAGAAGTCAATTAAACGTGGTTTGTCTGACTTCTCTTACGAAACACTCGACACATTCATCACTGCTGGAAAGCTTCGCAAGAATATGGGCGAAGGTGCCTCAGTCCAATCGGCAATCGCCGCTATTCGACAGCACGATACCGCCACTCAAGAGCAAGTCGAGGATTTTGTCACTGACAATATCGACTATTCAGCCTACACTGGGATTCCACTGCGTGAGACAGGATTCCAACGAATCGAGCCTGGTTCATTTCTGGATATTCCGAAAGGGATGAATTACGTTCAACCACCGGGTTCTGAGAACTATGAATCTCACCTGGCAATCTTCCAGTCGCTAATGCGTTCGGCAGGAAACCGCCACAATGCCCCTGAGTGGCTTTCTTCGAGCGATGTGTCCAATGCCAACTATGCATCGAGTTTGACGGCTGAAAGCCCATTTCTGAAGAACTGTATGCGGTTGCAGGCGATTTACAAGCGCCACTTCGGCAAGATTGTCCGTGAAGCTATCCTGACCGCTGCCGAGGCAGGGATGCTTCCTATGGGCATTGTGGATGCCATCGATGTCATTGTGACACCACCAAACGTGGAAGCCCGTGACAGAATTGCTGAATCCACGGCAAACCGCACCTATTACGAAATGAAGATCAAGAGCAGCCAAACCATTACCCAAGAGCTTGGCCTTGATTCGGAACAAGAACGGCGCAACATGGAGCTTGAGAAAGACCAGGAAGACAAGCTCAACGCATCCGATGTTATGGGTGGCGATATGGCTCAGATCTCTGATCAGGCTCTCAATGGACTTCAAATTGAGAACCTAGTGGGCATCGTTACCCGCGTCGCTGCTGGACAGTTGACCGTGGAAGTGGGCCGTGCGGTGGCTCATGCCGCCTTCCCATTGATGAATGTGGCGCAGATTGCTGACATCTTCCCTGATAGCCTTTACCGCAGTGCAAAGGCCGCACCAGCAATGACGGGTGAACCCAAGGCTGTCACAGACCTGCCATCTGTTGGACAGTCCAAGGCGGAACCAACGCTCCCAGAAGAGCCACCAGAACCAGAAGATCCAGAAGGCGTTGCAGAATCGATTACGGAAGGCGAAGGTAAATACTCGCACATAAGCTTCAAACCGCCATCAGGAGCGGTTAAAGCCGCCAAGAAGGGCTTAGAATTGCGAAGAGAACATGGTCGTGGTGGAACGTCTGTGGGAATTGCCAGGGCGAGAGATATCGCAGGCGGCAAAGAAATGAGTCCTTCCACAGTCAAAAGAATGTTTTCATTCTTCTCCAGGCATGAGGTCGATAAGAAGGGCGAAGGCTGGGGCGAAGACTCGAACGGCTACATCGCATGGCTCTTGTGGGGTGGCGATGCAGGCTTCTCATGGTCTAGGAAGGTCAGGAACCAAATGATTGCGGCAGACAAAAAGAAATGATTGATGCCCCGCTATTTATTGCCAACACGGAAACCACCTTGAGATCCATCGCATTTGCGACCAAGGTGGTCAGAACCATCGATAGGAAGCACAAGGAAGCACTCCTATCCTTGGACCGCAACAAGTTCGGGTCGAACTTTGAATACGAAACCATGTCGGTTTTTGCTGCCATCATGCGCTTGGTCAGCCATGACGCTCCAGCATTGATCAAAAAGCACTATAACGAAATTACAAAGATCATTTCGGACAAAATTGAACACACGGTGATGGAAGCAAGATCGAAGATTGCCACCACGGTGTTTCCCGACTTATCCGCACAACAAGTGTCTCTTATTGTGGCTAATCAGCAGATACCGCAGAAGATTTACAACGCATTGAAGAGGAGTGGGTCTTCACCGAGGCAAATCGCCAGCATGATTGCCATCATGGGCAATCCAGCGGAGCGGCGTAGGCTTCTGGATGATTACTTTAGAAGGCTCAGAAATGCCGCCTACACGTCCGTTCGTACGGGAATGGCCTCAATGGCTGGACAAGTCAATCGAGAGGTTTACGACTCAATTCCTGCGGATGTGATCGGATTTCAGGTTCTAGGCATACTTGACAATCGCATCAGGCCTGCACACAGGGCGAGACATGGCACCATCTACTACAAAGTGCCTGGCGTGGGCCGACCAGGGTTTGAGCAGATGCCAAACCCGCCACTCGAGGCCGATGGCAGCTATGCTTTCAATTGCCGATGTTCTTTAATTCCAGTCTTTAAAGGCGATGACACAAAAGCCAGGGATATCCGTGGAAGAATAATTCCAAACGCCAAAGTCTTTTCTGTGTGGTTCGATAGGCAGACAGAGGCGGCGAAAATTGCAATTGTTGGGAAAAAACGCTACATGGCAGCGGTAAGTCGCAAAGGTGGTGGCTCACCCAACTGGATTGAGTTCTTGGACAGCAAAACCGGAATACTCATGACAGATAAAGAAATAGAAAATGAGACAAGGACAAAAAGAAAAAATAGAATAGCAAGACTTTACTCAAAAATTTCTATGAACTCTTGACATAGGGTTACAAGTTGATAGCATCTCAGTATGAAGACCATTCTTCTTGAAGAAATCCGTGACTACACATCGCTCGGCAATCTGAAGGTTGACCGGGTAGGTGCCATTGTCCACAACGTCAAGATTATCGGTTTTCAATCGGCCAACGACCGTGAGTACACGCCTGAAGCACTGCGACAGGCGATCCCGATGTACGAAGGGGTCAATGTCAACATTGATCACCCTGATGGCGGTCCAGATGAGCAGCGGTCAGCCTGGGATCGAATTGGCTTCCTGAAGAACGTCAAGTTCGTGGAAGGCAAAGGTCTTTACGGCGACTTGCATCTCCTACCCTCGCATCCATTCACCGAACGAATACTGGAAGCGGCGGAAAAGATGCCACAAATTTATGGTCTGTCGCACAACGCCAAAGGCGAAGGCTTTGAAGACAAGAAGACGAAGAAATTCGTTGTCAACAAGGTAGCCGAGGTGAGGCATGTCGATCTCGTCGCAGACCCGGCAACAACGCACTCGCTGGCAGAATCGAAAGAAGCAGAGGTGCCTGCCGAACAAGAAGCTGAAGAAGGAGCGTATACAAGAGTGGGCTATAAGAGCCGGAAACGTGGCGTAGGTGCCAAGCGTGGGTATACGAAAACAAAATCAAAGCTTTATGTGAGCCATGAGTCGCAAGAATCAGACGGCGAGAAGAGCAAGTCAAGCGATGGAGAATATGACAAGCTCCATGCTAGAATCATTGATGTGCTGAAGCATGATGGCGTACCCGATCATCAAAAAGCAGATCAGATAGTAAGTTTGGTCACTAATAAGTCATCCAAGAAAGAAGAGGGACGTGACATGGCTAAGGACGAAACAAAGATAAGCAAGGATGATGACACCGAGGAAGCCGTCTCCAGAGACGATGACAAAGACATTAGAACTGATGAGCCATCGGATTCTGACACCGAAGAGTCAGAAGGTTCAGAAGAATGCCCCAAGTGCAAACGCAAGATGGAATCTTGCTGTGGGGAAGAAAAAGACGAAGAAGACGCTGAAGAATCTGAAGACGGTAAAGCAGACGAGAAAGACGACGAAGAAGAACCCATCTCAAAGAAGAAGATGGAAAAAAAGAAAATGAAAGAGAAGTACTCTTCTAAAGAGTCAAAGGATTCACGCAAAGCTATTGACGATGTCAAAGAACTTTGTGAATCACACAAGCTGACGGCAGACGAATCGTTGATCAAGGATCTTGCTGCTGTTCCAGTAAGCGTAGCTGAAGGCCTGATCAAGCGCCTGGCAAATGCTGAACGTCTTCTGAAGCCAAAGAGCGCCGTTAAGGCCAAGGAAGCACAGAAGTCTGAAATTGACATGCTTGAAGGCAAGCAGTTGTTTTCTTGGCTTAGAAACTAAGGAGTTTAACAATGAGCGCCAATTTCGGTGGATCTCGATTTGTACAACCGCCACTCACACGCACCGTGGTCTATAAGGCCAAGGGTGGAATTGTGATTAGCGTAGGCGACCTGATGTATTACGACTCTGGCGATGGCTATGCCAAGCCTTTGTCGGAAAAGGTCGCCTCTGGCACTGTGAATACCGATCAGGTGTTCGTGCATGATAACTTTATCGGTGTGGCTCAGTCTGGGCGCATCGTACAGCAGACCACAGATGGCACGGTGACGATTGCCACCGATTGCATCTACGAAGCAGCCTGTGAATCACAGACGTGGGTTCCTGGCGCTCTGGTAACTGGTTTTTCTAGCGGCACTGCTGCTGCCGGAGCAATCCAAGACCAAAAAGTTGACGCAACCGCTTTGGCAGCAGAAGCCATTGGTGTTGTTGTCAAGCAATACACTGCCGCAACCACAACGGTTTGGGTTAGGCTTTACGGTAAAGCCGCTCGCCAGGTGTTCTAATTTAAGATCAATAAGGGGGAAAGTACCATGGGCATTGACGTAGTGAAGATGAAGTCTCTGTACGAATCACGCAAAAAGGACTCGGGTGGCCGACTGCGCTTCATTAACGAGTTGCGCCATGGTCTTGGCCTCTCGGACTCTAACGGGTCTGATTACAAGGACTTGGCTGGTAATAAGCAACTTCGTGAACGTGAAATGGTTGCTGAGAACTTCAGCCTGGCAGAATTGGCAGAGGCCTGCGTTGGCGGAAGCTGGCGCACTCTGTTCGATCCAGACAACCGAGAAATGGGACGTTACCTTCGTGCCAAGTCTTTGGTGGAATCTGGTTTCCCAAATGACAGCCGAGCCTTGCTGGAAAGTACTGGTATCGGTATCGATCCTTCGAGCTTTGCGGACATCAACGCATTCACAAGCGTTGTTGGCGGTCTGATCGAAGTTAAAATTCTTGAAGCTTTCCAGAACCCAGCTTTGATTGCTGACCAGATTTGCCCCGCTGAGGCCACTCGGCTCAACGGTCAGAAGGTCATCGGCGTTCAGTCGATTGGTGACCGTGGTCGTCAACGCAAGCCCGGCGAACCTCATGCACGCGCCCAGTTCGGCGAGCGTTGGATTGAAACGCCTGAAACCCGTGAGAACGCTCTTGCTATCGACGTTCTCAAAGAAGCGGTGTTCTTCGATCTCACCGGGCAGATCCTTCAGCAGGCTGCTTCGGTTGGTCTTGAGCTTTCTTACCGCAAAGAACTCGAAGTTATCGACACCATCATCGGTGTTAATAACAGCTTCAAGTACAACGGCACGGCGTACAACACCTACGTCACGTCGAAGACCTTGGGCTACACCAACAGCATCGTCAACCCTCTCTTGGACTGGACATCGATCCAGACGGACGTGTTGCAGTTCATGCGTCAGGAAGATCCACATACGGGCAAGCGACTGCTGCTCAATCCTAACACTGTGCTGGTAAACCCAGGCAGGTTGGCGACCATGAACCTGATCTTGGGTTCAACCGTTACTGATCGTCGTACTGCGCCATCGGGCAACCAGTCCACGGCGACCACGCTGAACATCTCCAGCACCCCTGGCAACCCTTACTCAGGCAACTTCAAGGTTCTCACCAGCCCGTTGTTTGAACAACGTGCCTTGGCTGCGGACGGATTGAACCTGAACCAGGACAATGCCGATGGCCTGTGGTTCATGATGGAAGCTGGCAAGAGTTTCCGTTACATGCAGAACTACCCTCTGGCCGTGGTCCCAGCGACCTCGAATCAGTACGAAATGCTCGATAAGGGCATCATTGCGACCTACTTCGCTCATGAGCGTGGGATTCCTTCGGTGTGGTCACCTTGGCACACCCTCAAGAACACTGCGAGCTAATAATGAGTACGGTTCCTGTTAAGCAACTGGTTCTTAAAGGCTGGGAGGCTGCTTCAAACGGCCTCCCCCGCCTCTTGATCAAAGCCTATACCCGTGAAGAGGCCCGGTCTGAATACCGTAGCCGGGTTGGGTTACATGCCAGCAGGCCGGTTGATCTCAAGGAGATTACTGATGCCAACGGTAGTTCAAAACCTTGATGCGGCGATCCTGAACATATCAGGTCTGATTGCTCAAATCACGGTTGAGCCAAAGCCTAGTTACAATGTGGACGGTCAGTTGGTATCATGGGCTGAGTACCTTGATACCCTGACCACCAAGCTGGCCACTTTACAAAAAACACGCCAGATGGCTGGTGGACCGTACCAACGGGCAAGCCGATTTAGGAGTGTTTGATGTACAGTGTGGCAATCATAATTAGTGACGATGAAACCCACACTCTTATCCCTGCTGTTCCAGGCAAAAAGATTAGGGTGGTGAATTATTGCATAGTGGCCGCAGGTAGTTCCAACACATTTCAATTCTTTAGCAATTTAACCCCTTTGACTGGTGTTATGCACATGGTCAAAGGTGTTCCTGTAGTTGCCTGTGCTGGTCAACTATTCCCTTCTGGAGCGTTAATGCTGTTCCAAGGGGCGGTAGGTGAAAGCATAAAGCTGACAACCACTGAAAATAATAGCGTTGTTGGTGGCCATTTAACTTATATTTTGGCGGATTAACATGCCAAGAACAGCAATAATTGAAATCAAATATAAGTCTAAATCCATGCTTCCATGCCCTGAAAAGATGGTTGGCATGAGTGAAGAAGAAGCAGAAATGAGATCTGCACAGATTCTTCTGGAAATTGGAAGGAATCTTCGACAAGCACATAAACAAAACTTATCGACAAAATATCCTCCTGCCTCTAGGCCGGGAGAATATCCACGCAGAAGATCAGGGTCATTGCAGCGTGGCATTTATTGTGACCCTGAATCAGGTCAGCGAATTGCTAACTCACGCAGAAAAACCATTACAATTGGTTATGGGATAAAGGATCGTAAAGGAAATAAAACACCTCATCTTTACGGGCCACATCTTGTAAACAATATGGCAAGAAAAGGCATATTTAACACGTTTCGTTCCAAACGCACTATGATATTGGCACCGGCAAGGCGTTGGAAACCAGTTGTAATGACTGTATTAAGAGGTGGATGATGAACGTAATTAAAGTCAATACAAGCACAATTGGCGACAATGTCGTCCTGCCTGGAATAGCTAACAGGAAGATTCGGGTTCTTGCCTACATGATCACTTCGGTGGCACAGAACTACGTTGTGTGGAAGTCTGGGTCCACGGCAATTAGTGGCAATGTTTACATGCCAGCCTATGGAAACATAGTGATCCATATGGGAGACTTGTGGCCTGCTGGTGGACTGCCAGTTCTGGAAACGGCCATTGGCGAAGACTTAGTCATTTCTTTGAATGCAGGCACTGCAATAGGTGGCCATTTGACTTATTATTACATTGGCGCTTGAATTATTCAAAAGGGAGTTTGAAATGAAATTTGCAGCAATTAATGCCAGTTCGAGTGGAATAAATACAATTGTTGCAGCAATATCAGATAAAAAAATTCGTGTGGTTTCTTATGTTATAATTGCTGCTGGAGCAGTAACGGCAGCATGGCAATCTGGATCAACTCCATTGTCTGGACCAATGAGTCTTGCTGCTTCTGGTGGAGCATCTGCATCGATAGGTATACTTGCTCCTATAGGTACATATGGTTTATTTCAAACAAATGCAAATGAAGCATTAAATTTGAATCTTGGTGGCGCAGTTAATGTTTCTGGTCATTTGTGTTACATCTTAGTAGGCGTATAAAGGAGGTGAGATATGGCAGATATTCCAGCAACGGTGCCGATAACAGTACCAGCTATACCGGAGCAAACATTCCCTCTATGGGTTGTCGAATCGTTGGTTTTCAATGGTAACGGAATCGAACAGCCGCTGACAGCCGAGGCATGGTTTCGATCAGCACGCCGTGACGCAACAAGCCCTACCGGCTGGATTCTTGGAGATCAGCGGCGCAACTATCATATTGCGAATGTTTGGGCGCTTGCTGGTACTGATTCTGATGTAGCGTCAACCATGACGGATATTATCGCAACGCTTACCAGATTAGCTACAAACGCCGGTGTATTATGAGTCTACCATTGTTGGGAGCCGGGCCTTCAGCGCCAGCATCATCAGGCCCAACCGATGGCCTGCTCTGGCAGGGTGCGACTGACTTTTTGATATTTGACGGCTCGACAGATTACATTATCTGGCAGTGACGGAGTAGGTAAATGGCAAGCAAACGGATTGATGAACTCACTACACGCACCGTAGCAGATACAGACCTGCTACCCGTCACGCCATCAGGTGGTCCTAGTGGTTCGGCCACAGTTGCAGCTATTGTCGCTGAAGGGCTGAGCCAGCCGAATAGCGCATCGTCTGGGGCCGGGGCAAGCATCACGATTAAAGCGGCTGACGGGGTTACAAGCGGAGCTGGCGGTAGCATCACGATTACACCAGGAGCGCAGGCTACCACTGGCGGGCCCGGCAAGGTTGTGATTGATACGCTGACGGTGGGACGTGGTAAAACTGGATTAACTGAAAATACTGCCGTAGGGTATAACGCATTAGCTGCTGTTACTAGTGGTGATCAGAATGTGACCGTGGGCTACAATGCGGGCAAAGCAATAACTACAGGCACTCTGAACGTAGGTGTCGGGTCATCGGCTTTTCAATCAGCAACCACTGGATCTAGCAATACAGCAGTAGGATTTGCTTCCCTAGGTAACATGACTACTGGCACCGTAAATTCTTGTTTCGGAAGAGGTTCTGGCGGTTCATTAAATAGTAGTGGAAACACCTTTATAGGTGCTTTTTCAGGAAGCAGTACCAGCTCAGGAGGGGATAATACAGCAATCGGTTATAATGCTGCCGTATCAAACACAACCGGAAGCAACCTAGTTGCCATCGGCCATACTGCTGCTCAGTATCACGCCAATGGTAGTACCTCTTTAACCACAGCAGCAAACAGTATTTATATTGGGTATCAAGTTCGTGGGTTTAACAACTCCGATTCCAACAGTATTGTGATTGGTTATCAAGCCATTGGCGAGGGCGCAAATACAGTCGTCATCGGCAACTCGTCCACGGTGCAGCAGCATTTTTACGCGACTCGATACATCAAAACTGAAGGGTCGCTGGTGTTCGCATCATCGACACCGACAGCAATTGTAGCAAATCAAAATGACTATGTCCTCACCGGCTCCGCATTCCAACGATTAAACTGCACCACTGCATCAGACATCACTGGCATCGCTCCACCGACTAGCGGGGCGCATGTCGATGGGCGCATGATCAGGCTCGTGAGTGTGGGCACGGCAACGGTTAGGCTCATGCACAATGACACCGGCAGCACGGCAGCTAACAGAATGTTCCACCATAATTCTACTAATGTAAGCCTGACCGTGAACGAGTGGGCAGATCTGGTTTACGATTCGACGGATAATGGATCAGGTGCTGCTGGGTGGCGTATTGTGCATTATGCTTAATGAGGTGATGTGATGGCGGTGTAATGATTGCAAGTTACGAGACGTATACTCTTGCAGACATGCCCATACGTTTAGTAACAAGGGGCCAATAATGAACATCAGTAACGATTGGACCGTATTTGATAACACTGAAACAATTACGTTTACCAACATTGGTTCATCACCAATTACCATCCAGAGGGTTGTTCGGCGTTCATCCAGCATGGTTATTGCTGACGGTGGTGGTGGATTAGTTTATGGTGCTGATGCCACTTTTATCATATTTAAAGTGAACACACCCAACGCATTTGCTCCAAAAATAAACGCCAAGATCACAGACGCAAAAGGCAAAAGCTATCGTGTGGACAGCATCAACGATGGTGCCCTGAGAACTAGATGGTTAGTGAACTGCACATCCGAAGCAGGCCAAGGCCTGGCACCACAAGGAAGTTAAAATGGCAACAATATTCTGGCAAATTCTCGACTCTGTGCGTGATCGCATATCGACTCTTCCCAGTGTTCCAAATGTGGTCATCAGGAAGCGACCTGTGTTCACGCAGGAGGACGCTGTCCCCTTGATCATCGTCTCACCAGGCGAAGAAGTGGTCGGGATGGAAGCGTTCCCAGTCACAGTCGAATACTTGTACCGGGTACAAGTATCTTTGATCCAGGCTGGCAATAGAATCTATGAAGGTGATGTTTCAAGCTTGCTTGATCTTCGCCAATCAATTAGAAATATTCTATATCAACCATTTCTGAATGGTGCTATAAATGTTTATGATTGTAGAATGGATATGTCACCAGCGTTTGAGGTTGTATCAGGTGAGGCCTCGAACTATGATGTTACTGGGATGGTCTTCACCTTCAACAGCATTGAATCGAGGATCAACTAATGGCTATCACGCACACAGTTGCTTACAACTTTTCAAAAGACGGTTCCGCTCTGACGAGCTTTACGTCTTCTGAGAGCCAAGATGGCGAAATCAATCTTGATGTGACCATCGCCGCAGGCGCATCTGCTTTCTCGGTGCTTTGCCCAATTACGCAAACTGCCGTAAAGAGCATCTTTATTAACTGCGATGCCGACATGACTGTTGTCACCAAGAACGGTGCCACAACGGTTAACACGTTCACATTCGTGGGAAATAAGCCGTTGATTTGGCAGGTTGGGTTCCCAACCACAATTCCATTCAGCGGAGATTTCACCACGCTTGCGGTGTCTTCTTCTACTGGTGGCAACCTGAAGGTTTGCATTCTTGAGAACGTATAATGCCTGTTGATTCGTCATCAATTTTGTCCACTATTTCCTGGCAGCATTATCGCCAGAATAGTGGATTTTTGAATACGAATCAGGGTCCAGATTCACTTTCAGCGTCTGTGGAATCAGAGACTGCTGAAGACATTTATGCCGAGTCGAAGATACTTGGGCTGTCTTCGACTAGGAGTTATGACCTTACCGCATTAACAGATCTGCTGCTTCAGCCACTGGTATTCACGAATGTGCTGGCACTCATGGTCACTGTGTCCTCTGGATCGGTGACGTTGACTCCTGGTGGGTCGAATCCTGCCACATTGTTCATGGGTGGTACATCACCTGGGATTGTGATCCCAGAGGATGGGGTAGTGATCTGTTCGACGAATACTGTCGTCGATTCGACACATAAGAATTTGACGGTAGCCACTGGGGCATCGTCAGGAGCAACTTACCAAATTGCAATTCTAGGGGGTGCTTGACATGCCTTTTTACAGTGGAAAACAAGGATTTCTTACAGTCAACGGTACAAGCTATCCAATGGAAGAGTGGAGCTTAGACGTTGAAATCGAAGAAGTCGAAGTTACCAATTTCCAAAGTGGTGGCTTCAAGTCTTTGATCAATGGAATTGCTGGTGGCACATTCTCTGCCACTGGACCGTATAACGGCACCCAGCCATTTGGCTTTACCGCTGCCAATATTATCACTCAGACTGGCGGATCGACAAGCAACGGTATTACAGGCACCTTTACCTTTGGCATTGCTCCTGGCCTTTCTGTGACTCACTTTGTGATTATCACAGCATCGTCGGTCAAGCAGAACGTGAAGGAAAAGGCTACCCTTGAGATTTCTGGATCACTAACAGGTAACGCTGTGGCGGTCTAATATGTACGCCGGTAAAACATCCGCAATTCTATTCAACGCTCTGGTCATTCCTGCTGATAAGTGGGAAATAGACCTGAGCGTTGAATCGCTTGATTACATGACAATTAAAGTTTTGCGTGATGCTAATGTTAATGGATTGATGGCAAGCGCAGGTGCGTTGCCACTGATATGGTCACAGCACGGGATTCCTTCCAGAAAGATATCCAGCAACATTCGTGACGTAAAAGGCAACGTACATGGGTTTTACAAAACTCAAGCGGTCACGCCAACAGTTGGAAGCACGTTGTCATTGGTTCTAAGGTTGCAAAACCTAACATTCTTTTCTGTGTCTCAGGCATTGGTGACAAGCGTAAAACTAAGCGCAGAAGTCAAGGGTGCAGTAGAATTTGATATAGAGTGGGAATCGATTGGAGAAGTTGACTACAGGGGAGGTTTGTAATGAGTGGTGTTGCGTATACGACGAGTGATGCTTTGGGCGGCAATGGCGCAAAGACTGAGTGGGTAGATAACACTGGTAAGAAATACCTAGTCGAACTTCTTACACTTGCGAACCAATCAAAGTTTGAGCGTTTCCTTGAAAAGGAAGCGGTCAAGACGATCCGCAACGTCAAGGATGAACTTGGCGATGAAGAGTATTTGATGGCCTTAGATCGATGCCTGGAGTCGATTGCTGAAGGCAAGTACTCATTCGGCGGAGAAGACGCACAACGCAGCCTAGGCACGTTTAAAGGCATGTGTGCGATGATCTCGATTCTCTTCAATACGACCTCTGACGATGCCTTCCGCCTTGTTAAAGAAAGTCCTGAGATTCCCAAGGTCATCGAGAACATCGTAGTGAGGTCATTCCCAGCACAGGAAAAAAAGCCGGAAGCAGCGGCGAACTAGAAGAGCCGAATTGGCCACAGATCGTTGCTGGACTGGTAGACGAACCTTACTGTCTGTCCATGGAGCAGGTTGCTAGCCTTACCATGCGACAGATAGCATTGATTTACTACCGTGAAAGAGATAAAAAGGGAGTGCCGAAGCCAATCCGAAGCGGTCGAAATAACAAGAAGAAGAGTCAAGAAAAGGTCCGAGAAGAGTTCTTTGCCATGGCCGCTGCCTTTGGATTGTCGGAATCAGAAATAGAACGGCAATGGGAGGAGTCCAAAAATGGCAAAGAATAGACCGAGAGTGGAAGACGAACCTGGCAATCCAGATGGATGCGTGATTGGCAAGAAAGAAGCCAAGACGCTTACGGCATCTGTTGAACTCCTATCCGATGCATTTCTGTCTGGCGCTCAAAGTATTCGCACAAGTCTGACGTTACTTTCAGATACCATTTCTGAAATGGCATTGAAAATAAGAAAAGTTTCAGAAGGGTTTAATCGAACAAAAAAAACAATAAATGCTAAAAAAGAAAAAGGTGAAACAGCACAAGAGAGTGGTATAAAAGCAAATATTGCAAATAGAGCAAATGCAAACCAAGCTAAAGAGAAACCAGGATTTGTAATAAGGACTTTCAGAAGTCTTTTTGGATTTTCTCAAAAGGGTCAACATCCTGGTAGTATTTACACGCATGATATTCATTGCGAAAAAATTCTAATTCAAATTGCTGCGCTTTTGACTCAGGCCGAGAAAACATCTAAGCCAAAAGGGTCAAAGTCAAAGTCAAAGTCTGAAGGAAAGAAAAAGAAGACTGACCTTGATCTTCAGATTGATGAATTGCGATCTAAGTTTCCAATTCTAACAAAACTATTTATTGACGGACCTGCAAAGCTTAAAGAAGAGTTCAAGTATTGGTCTGGCGTAATGGCTACGGGTTGGGGTTTGGCTTCAAGTGCAACAAAATTTGGTGCAAAACAGTTAAATAAAGGCTGGAACATTGCTTCTGAATCAATAAAATATGGCGCAAGCGCAACAAAAAAAGCCTTTGAATTCGTCATGCCTGGCGAAGATTTTGAAGACATTGCATCATTGATTGAAGATGTTGTCAATCAAGAACCAACTAAACCACAAAAAGATCCTCAAGAATTCAAAGGGTCAACAGAAAAATTTGAAAAAGCAGATTTGACACAAATAGAAGAATCTTTTAAAGAACTAAATAAATTAAAATTTTCGTCAGAATCTTTTGATGATATTGCTTCTGATGTAGCAGCAAAGTTTTTAAAAATATCAAGTTCATTTGATCCCACTCCTGAACAAATAGAGGCATTGAAACAAGAAAGTATTAAGAATCAAGAAAACTTAAATAAAGAATTGGATGATTTTGTTTCATCAATTATTAAAGACGCTTACGACATTGCTTCGCCAGAAGTCCGAAAAGAATCCAGTAAAAAACGAAGCAATTTATATCTTGCATCTGGCGGTCCTACTACACCATCAAAAGATGATGCCAAAGGCACCGACACTGTTCCCGCCATGCTCACTCCAGGTGAATTCGTCGTCAATAAAGACGCAACGAAGAAGAACCGAGGGGTCTTGGAGCAGATCAATAATGGCGGCAAGACGCAGAAGAAGGCATCTGGTGGGCCGATAAATTATTTGTCAGCCGGTGGTATGGGAGGAGGAGGAGGAGGAGGAGGAGGAGGTGGAGGAGGTGGAGGAGGTGGTGGAGGTGGTCCAGCCCCTGCTGTTTCACCATTCATAGCTGGCCTCACATTAGCTGGAAAGTCGTTAGGTGTACTCAGTACTGTTGGAAATCTAGCTGTTGGTGCTATCACAGGAACGGTTGGTGCCTTTAACCAAATAGTTTCATTTGCAAGCCCATTTGTACAAGCGTTTAATCCTGCTCTTATTGAGCAGATGAACCTTGTGTTCAAGGATCTTACCGCAGTAATCGGCATGGCTCTTGAGCCTGTGATCGGTGCGGTGATTCCAATTGTAAGGGCGTTTGCAGACAGGCTCGTACCAGTAGTTCAGGCATTGATTCCAACCGTTCAATTGTTTGCTGATGCGATGATGGAATTGGCCGGTCCAATTATCGAAATTCTCATTGAGGCGTTTGCTGCACTTGAGCCAATTATCGTGATGGTTGTTGGCATAGTAAAGATGTGGGCAGACATATTAGTTGAGTCTTTACCACTAATATCAGCGGTAATCAAAGAAGTTGTTTGGTGGTTTATGAAAATAGTTTCAACCATGCAATGGGCTATTGGAAGACTTATTTCAATGATTCCTGGCACAGGAAACATTGGTAAAAATATGATGGATAGTGCCGACAAGGCAGATAGAGCGTCACAAGAATATTACAAGGGTGTGTCAAAGGTTCAGAAGGCTATTCAACAACCAGCTAAAAAAGGTGCCTCGGTTGGTGCCGCTGCCGGGAAAGCTAGTTTCAGTGGCATATCCGACCTCGGACGCAATTTAATGCAATCAGCAATGTCATCATCTACTCAGGCATCTGCTGTCAGAACTGCTGAGAATACTGAGAAAATGGATAAAACTTTGCAAGAGATTAACATGAAAATGGGTCGTGCGCCTGCTGATCCAGCAAGAGGCGCTCTTGGTCTTAGGGCACCTGGGGTAGTAAGATAATGCCAACAAACACAACAACTAGACGACTTGCAGAGGCAATGGCGAAAGAGTCGCCGTCAAAAGCGTCATTCCAGACGGATGGTGGCAGCGCATCAATGGATTTTGTCCTAAATTATGATGAAATGCAGGGCGTAGTATCAAACATATTAGGATCAGTTAAAAGGTCTGGTGATGGTGGTCTTGAGCGTAGACTTCCAGCAGCGCACCCATATTACGATTGGCTATACGCTTCAAAGATAACGTCGATCCAAGGCATTGCTCCGAATGGAAGATTGCTGGCAACAGATGCAGGAGTTCAAAGACAACATCAGACATTTATTCGAGACGCAATAACGTACGAAAAATATAGGATTTCAATCGATTTTGAAACACGGCCATATTTAGTTGCGATGGATTCCACGATAAAAGCGCAACATGAGGAAAAAACTTGGTACTACAATGTGCAAGATCATTCTGTAAAGTTTAAAGATTGCAAAGAATATTTACGTTATCTTGACATTGACTGTGAGCAGAACGCAGAATTTCTGTCGTCTCCTCAAGGTCAATTCAAGTTCTTTCGCACTGATGGTCAACCACCACATCAAACTTCTATCAGCAATCAAAACGGTGGTGGTGTCAACATCATCATTGCAAAGCGCAAGCTAAAATTCACTTGGTTCTTTGTGCCATATCAAGTGGTGTTTCAAGAGCAAATCACTAATGGTCTTGGGAAGGTTAATCAATATCCGTTCTACGGTTACCCTCCTGGTTCGCTGCTGCTGGAAGGTGTAGAGGTTAAAAAGTATCCACCACCGTTTCAGGAATTTCTAGCCGATCCATTAACACAAGGGCCGGTTGCATCAAAAGTTTGCGATGTGACATTTGTTGTTTCCTGCCTAGCTCAAAGTACAAATGACCTTGGTGGTGGAAGACCAGCCATTGATCCTGCTGGACAGTATAAAGTTGCATATGGACACAATCTTGTGCCATGGCCAGGCGACTTGAATTTCTATTACACTGAGACACAGCCGCCTCTTGGCGTAGGATTAACATCAAGGCCAATCTATGGTAGCTATCCATTTGAACGCCTTTTCTTGGTGTACTAATGACGCAACAGGCAGCAATAAAACGTGGAAGTCAGACCTTCGTGGAAAGCGAATGGTTTATGGCCCGTATTACCGCTGTTGGTACGGCACCGATAGGAACTGGCACTGCCACTGGCATACCTCATGGCTGGACTGAGCAAAAGGTTACAGCTAACGGATATTCTTACGAAGACGTTCCAGCAGCGGCACGACCCGATAACGGCACACCAGTATTTAATGGTTCTGTGGCCTTTCCTATTGGTGGTGGGCAAGCTGCTCTGAATGACATCGTTTTAATGCGATCCAGAGGTGTAAGTGATCTGGGTTATCCCATCATGGAATTTATCAAGCGTGGGTCTGGTGCCGGTGGTGGAACGGTTACCAGTGTTCAATGTTCTGGTAACGTACTCTACGTCACTTATGGGTGACCTATGCCAACGATAGTACCATTCACCTGCTACAATTCCAGCCAGTCAGGCGAAACCGCTTTACCAAGGCCTTATCCATGTTGTGGGTGGAAAGTCCCGCCTGCGTCATTTTCAGGCACCTACCGTTGTATTTCCGCACCAATGATGTGTGGATCGTACCCGACAGTAGCAACGCCCTTTACCTTGGCAATAGGTGACTACTGCGGTTCCATTCACACTTATTCCAGCCTATCTTTGCCATTTTACATAGTACTTCAGACAAGCTTGTGTACCGAGCCAACAGGTGCTGTTCCACCTGGAAGTATTTCAATTGGTCTTGGACCAATGCCAACCATTACATCGCCTGCTACATGTTCTGTTGTTGCTGGTGTCTACAACTTTAACTTGGTTGGCACAGTACAATATGGATCAGCCACTATTGAAGTTATTGTCAATCAGGTGACTCCATGAACGAATTTGTTGCCGAGCAATTATCGGGGAGTTGCATATCCTCGGTGGTTGCCGGTCAAGCGTTCCCAAGCATTTCATTGCACATCCTTTACTACACAACTGAAACAACAGCGCCGGTCACGAACCAAACTGGTTTGTGTGACAATAAGATGATTCTGAAACATGACGCTGCTGGTAAAAATGCTGTGCTTTACGGGTCAAACGACCACTCTCCAGAAGGATTTGACTTCCCAATATCAGGAATAAAATTTGATTTGCTTGACGTGTCGAAATGGGATGCGAAGGTCATCACCCCGTACTCAATTCCGGCATACACAGTTTCGTTTGACGGTCCTAGGTTTAGAGAACCAAACACATACATCAGATTGACTAAACGAGATCAGATTGCCAATCCTTTTGCCGGTTCGGATGTCGTCTATTGGACTGATGCAAATGACCAGACGTTCGGTCAGGATTGGCTTGGGAATGCAATTCCAGGTGGGTGGTGCTTTACCAATCGTGGCATACCTGAGCCGATGTTGGGCACTATTTATTTCGAGGATGCCAGGAAGGCCACAGATCCACCTAACGAAGTGGATAGAAGCAAAACTTTGATCAATGAAAATTGGACACCATTCTGTGAGGCATTGCCAGTTTATAATTCAAATGGCTCACTGATTGGATCGTTTGATGGCCTTGCTTGGATAGCGTTCTTCAACACTGCTGTCGTCAAGAACCCAATGGAACCACCTTTAGATTCAACATATATCGGACCGCTACTACCGATCCCAAAACTTGATCCAAAGCGTCAAATCCTGAATCTTGAAATCTGGATTTACCTGACAAAAAACTCTTCAGATCCATCAATGAAATCTCCGAAAATTGCATCGCTGCGCTATTGGACATATACAAGGGATTATGGCACTGGCAATTTTCCATTCGATCCATATTTGTTTTTTGGTGCTGGTGCTGCTGTTGGTGGCGGCGTGACGATACCAATAAACTTCAATCTTTTGCAGAATGCTAATAATCCAGAATCGTTGCAAACGCATCAAGCGTCTATCTCTCTTTCAAACTTGAAATTTTTCATTGGTGCATGATGCCAGAATTCACAGTCGAAGTCATTCCAGCAGAGGCGACAGCGCATGGTACGCATGTGGTTGCTGTTGCAAAGTACATCTGTGCGCCACCAACAATTGGTTATAGTGTCCCAGTAACATTTGACTGTGCTTTGGCTTGCACGGCCATTGGGTGGCCAATGCAAATGGGCATATTGACAATAGATTTTTACACCGACGATCCAACATGCCCTTCTGCCGGTGTGAGTCGTTCCAAGTATTTTCCACAAGTGGTGACAATGGGATTGGGGTGTAGGCCTGGCAATCCATCACCAGAGGGGATTTGGCAAGGCGAATACTTCTCAGCCGTCACACTAATCCCTGGGCCTCCTGCGTATGGCATGTCGTTTAGAATTCGAGCGGTCATGACAGTGAACGTGGATGCAAGCGTATCTGTTCTCATCACGATTGACAGGCTTGTGCCGAATTCGGAATTTGTACCACCACCAGCAAACGGTTCAAACGTCTATGTGGAGTGCGGCAACTTCTCCACCACCTTGACAAGGCTAATTGATCCAAGCGCAGATCCATTAGCAAGGAATGTTTCGTGGGTGATGACAAACCCAAATCAAGTCCCATTCAATACAGGTGGTGGGTATTGTGAAACAGACATAAAATCAGCAAATGCGACCGTAGTTTTGATGCCATATAGACTTGGTTGTGACGGCAGAGCAAATGCTGGTGCGCTATCTAATTGTGCGATGGATACAGGGTATAGGACTTACTCTTGCATGGCAGTTTTGGTCAAACCGTCCACGGCGGGAGCATTTAGGCCACAATGGTCACAAATGGGAGTCAATACTGGCAACGATAGACGTTGTTTTGAAGGCAATAACGCTGGACCAAGCGCAACTCCATTCCCGATTCCAGCACAATTAAATCCACCACCAATATACCCAGATCTTATGGAGCTTCTGAATTGTGGCTGTCCAAATGAGAACGCTGTTATTTCTGATAAACAGCAAATACAGTTTACTCGCTGTGCTGATTTTGATGTCGTATTGAAGTCTGTAAACAAAAGTGTACCATGCCTCGCAGTTCGGCCAAGTGGCAATGGTAATCCTTGGCAAATAGGCACCTATGTAATTGATGCTACAATCCAAGCACAGACTGGACATTGGGTCGCAACGTGTTCCTTCCCAACGATGCCTGGGGCACCTAAGGTTGTAATTTATGGTCTAGAGTTTCCTACAGGGATTCTGGCAGAATGTGTGCCAATACCATCACTGGGAGAACAAGTGTTTTCTATGCCACCAATAGTGCCACCATCTGCAAAAGAATTGATGGCAAAAATAAACAAAGTTAAAGAGCTTCCTTGCATTCACCTTGGGATGCAACTTGAGACAGTTCCGTCCTGTGGTTGTTCAGGTGGCAACCTTTACGAGTGCGCCAAACATGGCAAATGTCGTGTACAAGGAAACACTATCGAGATGAACTGCTGGCGTTGCCCAGACTATATTGACCGAACTGAAAATAACGGTATGATTGATGTAAACAATGGGGGATAGCCATGGATATATTCGAGTTCATGAAGACCCATGGCTTACCTTGGGCAGGCATGGCAATTGCAGCCTACGCTTTCTGGGTACAAGTGGTTATCCCAGGACGTGATCGGCACTTCCAATTTCTCGATAAGATTGAATCAGCCATGGTAGAGATGGCAAAAACGCAAACGGCTATAATGAGAGAAGTTGCTGAACTTGTTCAACGTGTAGAAGGAGATGGCAAGAATGGCAAGTCTAATTTATAACTCGGCAATTTTTGACGCATCAACAGGTGCAATCGACTTTGACACAGACACATTTAAGATGATGCTTGTGACAAGTTCGTACACTGCTGCAAAGACGCATACAAAGCGCAACGCGGTAACGAATGAAGTCAGTGGTACTGGTTATACTGCTGGTGGCAATGCTGCTGCTGCGACTGTAACCAAGGATGACACAAATAGCCGTGTGGACATCACATTTGCAATCACCTCTTGGACTAGCTCAACGATTACTGCGAGAGCGGGTGTGATTTATAAGAGCCGAGGTGGCGCATCGTCGGCCGATGAACTTGTTGGCTATGTCGATTTCGGTTCTGACATTTCCAGCACCTCTGGAACATTCTCGGTGACAATCACAAGTCCTCTCAGGTTCCAAAACTAATGTCTACCTGTGTAATAGTAGCTGGGACGTATCGATCTGGTACGTCATTGTTGTCACGGTTTCTACACGAATCCGGCGTTGACATGAATCCAGTGCCATCAAGCAAAGATCTGCCAGGCTGGCACCCAACTGGAAGCTACAAAGATAAGATTCTTGACGTAGAAGGGTTTGCTGGGTGGGAAGCATATTTTTCGGCCCGGCCTATGCCAGACGTATGGGGCATCAAGAGTCACAGACTTCTATTCACGCCTGGCATGATAGAATCATTCATTCAAGCATGTCCAGCTAATCGTAAAGTATTAGTGTGGACCAGCCGAGATATTGAAACCGCAGTGGCATCATATTCGTTTTTGCGACACGATCTTTCTATTGAAGAAGCACGGGAAATAATCGTCAGCCAAGTGGCTAGCTTGGATAGCCTGTTTCAGGCTTGGCCCGAAGCCGATAGGATGCGGGTGGCGTTTCCCGAAACGACAATTGACCCAGCGGGACAATTGCAAGCGGTTACAGATTTAATCGGCTTGCCATTTAATGAGCAGGCCTTGGCCCATATTCGAGCCGATATACCGAAGTGGGGCTAATACATGGCATTAATTCATTATTACAAATTCAATAACAATCTTTATGATTCTGTTGGCGCATTTGATTTGATGACCAATATAGGTACTCCGTCTTACACTACTGGAAAACTTGGTGGTTCTACTGGTGCCGTTAGAGCATCGGTGTCTTTGTTTTCATGCACTGGAAGCGGGGCGGCTGCTTCTGGATTTATGGCGGCAGACACAACAGAAGCAGCTAGCGGCGTGTTGTCGTGGTCAATGACAGGGTGGATATATTTAACAGGAAATGCCACCAGTTTGATTCAACTCCTTACTGGCACGGCAGGACAATCAACGGCAAGCCTTTACTATGATGATAAAGTGGGATCACTTGTATTTAATGCGTCTTCGGCAGCGTGTTCAACTTCAACTTGGGTGTTCTTTACAGTTCGAGTAACAAGCGGTGCCAGTTATCTAAGCGTGAACGGTGGCGCTGAGTCCATGACCACATGGACCACTAACATGATGGCTATGGGAAAGTCATTATTTAACGGAATACGAGTAGGTTCTTTGTCAGGGTCTAGTCCTTTATCTGCCTATATTGACGATGTGCGGATATTCAATCATTCGCTTTCATCTGGAGAAATTGCGGGAATATATAATTCGGGATCTCCAGCCGAGGCAAGTAGTACTGCTTTGAAATGGGATCAGCCAATACATCATTATAAATTCACAGACAACCTAAATGACAGCATAGGTTCTGATAATGCTACAGCATTCGGAGTAATTTCTTATCCAACAGGGCTGTTTGCAAATAGTCCAAAATGCGTTTTAATTGATAATTACGAAAACATAGACTGTATTGGCGCATCAACATGGTCATCTAATAGTTGGACTGCTTCATTTTGGTCAGAATTGCCAGGTTCTTTTTCTTCAACGCCTCTTTTTTCATTGTCTGATTCAACTGGCGTTAATTATTTAAGATACAATCATGACCCAAAAGCTCCATATTGGAGTTTAAGCGGCACGACAATGTTTCAAGACTCTTATGCAAGTACAACTGTTATGAGGTTTTTATCTTATAATCACATAGCTCAAAGATACACTTTGCATTTTGCTGGTGTTACTGGCGTTACATCACAATACTCTGGTTCAGGATTTTCACTTGCAAGGTTTCAATCAGGCTCGCTTGGTGCCGTCAGCGTAAATATAAAATTAGACGATCTAAGGATATATAACAGTTTGCTGTCTGGGTTTGATAAAGATCAAATATTTAATGGTGGGAGTGGGACAGAATACAGCATAGTCAGTTCTGGTGGTTCTGCTTCAGGTTTATTAGCAACAATCACAATGTCCGGTCCTGCTGGATCGGCAACTGGATCTAGTGGTGGTGCCGGATCTGCATCTGGGGCGTTATCTACGGTCACGATGTCTGGGCCTGCTGGATCTGCGTCTTCAGGTTCACCAGCTTCTGCTTCTGGATCATTAGCAACAATTAATGTTTCATCTTTTTCTGGAATTGGTGGTGTTGGTGTTACTGGCAGTGGTTCTCTTTCTACAATTACTGTGTCATCATTCGCCGGGATAGGATTCCCAGAGTTCATCGGTACAGGTCCACTTGGGACTGTTTCTGTCACAGCAATTGAAGCAGTTGCTTCGATTTCAACATCAATCCAATTATCTTATTGTGCGTGTGATGCGGAAATTGGATGGAAGCAATCGTTGCCGATTACAGGGTTTGTTAGTGCAGTCCAGGGTGAGGATGCGATCTCGGCAAGGATTACACCTGTAGTCTCAGGAATAGACGCAAACATTGTTTTCTTCGAGCAGCGAACTTTAACTGCATCTTCTTCGTACACTTATGACCTTCGTTCTCTCACCGACTTCCTTGGACAGTCATTCTCATTGTCCAGAGCGTATGCAATCAGCGTGGTCATGACCTCTGGAAGTGCGACCATTTCCCCAGGTGCGTCGAACCCACTCAAGTGGTTTTTCAATTCAAATACAGCCAACGTCACAATCACATCTGGCAACTCATTTATGTTTGCTCAGAAGGGATCTGCTATAGTAAGTAATAGTGCAAAGACAATTCTGGTGACAAATCCATCAGCGTTGTCCGCATGTGTGTACAAGATTGCGATTCTCGGAGGACGATGATGAACATGATTCTGATGCTGATTCTGGGCCAATCGCTTGAATTCCCACCAGAGTTTAAAGGCGAACCGGGTCAATTCATTGCGGTTAAGCCGACAAAAATGGAAGGGAAAACAGTTCAATACTACGCTATGGACCCAGGTTTGAATGTATTCCCCGCGTCGCTGCTATCCGATCCGACAGCAACAGTGGTGACATCTGTTACTCCAGGCACCTATCGACTCCTTGCATGGACAGCCTTGGGCGACAAACCAAGCCCCGCATCCCTGATCCGAGTAAACATTCAAGCACTTCCCCTCCCCAATCCACCGAAACCAAATGACTCGCTCCGAGATGACATAGAGTCTATCTGGGGTTCGATGCTGGAATCGGATAAGGAGGCCACCAGATCGGCCATGGTGAGCGTTTACAAGCGATGCGCCCAGACAGCCAACCGACAATTAAAAACGATTGGTGACCTATTTGAGGTGCTTGCAGGGGAAACGTCTGGTCTTCCCAAAGATCGACTGATGCCAATCAGAAAGCGCATCGCATCAGAAGTAGAAAAGATTGCTGGTAATGATGAGAATGCAGTCTATTCAGAAGGCCAACGAATGGCTTTGGTGTCGATGTTTACCCATGCTGCATCCATATTGGAGACATTGAAATGAGTGAAGAATTTCAATTTGGTTGGGTAGACGATCCAGCGGAAGTAGAAGCTGTTGTTTCTGAACTGGAATTTTCCCGGTTTGCCGAAACACCAGCAGGTCAAGAATCAGTCGCCGATATTCCTGAGACTGTCCATGGGTGGAAGATCTACGAGAAAATCACAGGTAAAACTTGGCCCATTTTCAATCAAGGTCCAGTTGGTTCCTGTGTGAGTTTTGGCACCACCAATGCGATGTTGTATACCGCAGCATGTGAGATTGCTTCAGGCGAGAGAGAAGAAATCCGAATCCCTTGCATGGAAGCAATCTACGGTGGCAGTCGTGTAGAGATCGGTGGCGGGAAATTGCGTGGCGATGGTTCCCTTGGTGCTTGGGCTGCTAAATGGTTGAAGCAGTATGGCATCGTGGCTCAAGGCGTGTACGGCCAGTACGACCTGCGAGAGTATTCAGTCCAGAGATGCCGGGAATGGGGCAAGAGCGGACTTCCTGACGATCTTGAACCGGAAGCCAAGTCGCACGGGATTACTGATTTTACGCCTGTTCTGACGTTTGAAAACGCATGTAAGGCGATTGCTAACGGTTACGGCATCAACGTCTGTTCTAGCCAAGGTTTTGATCTCAAGCGGGACCAAGATGGCTTTAGCAAGGCCAGTGGTTCTTGGGGCCATTCAATGGCGTTCGTTGGCTATTCCCGTGGCAAGCGACCTGGGTTGTTTGTTGTGAACTCATGGGGTGCGAATTCGACCACAGGTCCAACACCAGACGACTGTCCGAAGTCGGGGTGGTGGGTTGATGCAAGCGTGGCAGATAGAATGCTTCGAGGTGGAGACTCATTCTGCTACTCAGGCTTCCGGGGTTTCCCGGTTCGACGGATCGATTGGTCCGTTCTATAGGAGGTGGATGATGCCGATTGGTGATAATGACCCGATGGAATTGCCGAAGGATCTTCCTACGCATTCCATTTCAATTCTCTACTCATTTGCCCGTGGCAAAGAGGGATGGTCTGAAGAAACATTCCGTTCCATCCTGACCATTATTGGTTACGTTGGTGGTATCCCGTTCGCAAATCGACTTGTCGGATCAAATGAAATTGATTCAGACACACAGCAGATGTTAATTCGGGCGCACAAAGCTCTTTCTGGATCGGTTGGCGATGGCCAATTAGATAAGGAAGCGATGAATGTGCTTGGCATGATTCTTGATCGACAGAACAAAAATGTCGCACAAGGTCTTATTCCATGGGAAATCGTCCTTGCTTGGGCGCTCCACAAGTTGATGGATCACCTTCTAAATAAGGTATCCTAAACCCCATCGGGAGAGACTTAATGGAATGGCATATCAAACGTACTGACCCACATGCCCATCACCTGTCTCTCCCGATTTCTCACGCTAACCCAACACGCAAGCTTCTGTTGATTTCAGATTTACACTGGGACTCAATGCAGTGTGATCGAGAATTGCTAAAGCGGGATCTTGACAAGGCTGTCCAAGATGATGCACTGATCTTTATCTTTGGCGACTTATTCGACGCGATGCAGGGTAAATGGGACAAGAGAGCCTCGGTCGAATCCTTCCGGCCAGAACACAGGACAGGCCAATATTTGGATAGCTTGGTTGATACCGCTGCCGAATGGTTCCTGCCATACAAGGACAACCTTGCCCTGATTTCACCTGGCAATCACGAAACGTCTATTCAGAAGCACCACGAAACTAATCTCACCGAGCGTTTAGTTGCGATCCTGCGGCATGAGAAGTCCAGGGTTGAACTAGGCACTTACTGGGGTTATGTGATGTGCGTCATGAATATGGACGTAGATCGCAAGAAAACCGCTGCCTCGGTCATCCATTACCATCACGGTTATGGTGGTGGTGGAGAGGTCACCAGGGGTGGTATCGATCACTCCCGCACCAGAGGACAGTATGACGCAGACGTGTTTGTCTCAGGTCATATTCATCGCAGGAATATGGACGAGAACATTATCACTCGGTTGACCAAGAATGGGAATGTGCGACAGCAGCGACAACTATTCCTACGTTGCTCTGCTTACAAAAATGAAATTGGCGGATGGCACGCAGAAAAGGGACGAGCGGCTCGTCCCCTTGGCGGTTGGTGGTTAACGCTTACTGGCGAGCGTTATGGCGACAAAGACATATTCGGCATCACTCTGAATGCAACGGTAACGTGAAGCAACATTCGCAAAAACTCTTATGGTCTTTGATAATCGCTGTGGTTCTTACGCTGCTGTAGGGGCCAATCATGTCCTTGTGCTGTGTGGTCAGAGTGCCACACATGGTGCAATTAGCAACAATCAAATCGCTGCTAATAACATACTTTTTCCCATTCCTGTCCCAGGTCCATTCAGTACCCATTATCGTGCCTTTCTCAATAAAACAGCGGTAATATCGTAAACCTTTTCACCGTACTCTGCATCCATCTCACGCAACTCCTTTACCGCATTAAGGAGCAGTTCTTTGAGTGCCTCGCATCGAGTGCATTTACTCACTGTCTTCCGTGGTGTTCTCGTCTTCGGAGTCGTCGTCGTCGTCTTCGTCGCTTTCATCTTCCAAAGCCTCCATAATGGAGAGAAGAACCCTGATCTTCTTGGATGCGGATTTCACATCCTTGATGCCATTTTCCCAGCTAGACTTGGGTCGGATCAGGTTGTTTGCCGCTCGCATCGCAATCATAGCCATCGCGAATCGCAGGCGAAGTCCAAACAAATCGCCGACAATTCTTTCTATATTCATTACAGAAAATGGTTCGCCTTCATCAGCCTGATCGATGAAATCGAATGTCTCACGGGTATTCACATCAGTAGCAGTTAAATCGTCAATTAATTTGCCGAATTTATCGACGAATGCGCTGTTGCTCTCGTCAGCATCTTCTTTGTCATCCATTTGGTGGCCCCGCCAGGTATGATTCCCCATGGAGAGTATATCGTTTCACGCTGCTCCCGTTGATCAAATCTTTTGCTGCCTGTTCTGTGCAGCCATGCCTGGTTAGCGATGCAATCACATCCACCTCTCGGCGGAAAAACCCCGTGGTAAGGAACGTGAGCAGTCCAGCAAGGGATGGGTTACCAGCAGGAGCAGCCGTAGCGGCCACCAAAGGCCTATAGTGTGCGCCGGAATCATGCATCGTCGAAATCAATTGTGGCGGTAGTTTTGAATTCGATTTCTCGACAAATATAAGCCTTTCATCAGGTGCTAAATCTGGGTTGGTTGCAGGGCCAACAATGCGGATTAGCTGACGAACCTGGCCGACGATGCGCCGCCCCAATGCCTGCCCCTCTTTGGACAGGTGAGTGATTAGCACGATCACACAATTGCGCTCTGAGGCGATCCGCATTAACGGCACAAAGAATTTAATTGCGTCTTCAGGCTTCATGGTGCCGTGGCTAGTTGCGTTCATTGCCGAATCGACAAACACCATGTCGATGCCATTGCGCTCAATTCTTGCGGATAGTTCAGTAAACTGTGCTGCGGTATCAAGGATAGTGCCCTGTGTAGGGTCATCATTCCAGGCATTGAGAACAATGTTCTCTGGAGGAATGCCAAATGCCATAGGGATCTCAGCTATCTCACCCCACTGTCCATCACAAGGCATCCACAGGATTTTTCCGCCCGGTGGCAGGGTTGCCGGTGATCCATCCGGCCACACATCTCCATTGATCACCCTGCGAATCAAATCGGCCACAAACCTCGTCTTCCCAACTCCAGGTTCAGCAGCAATTGAAACCAGGGCACCACGCTGCATCCATCCCGGCCAGATCCATTGCAGAGTTTTCCCTAGCCGGATCAAATCGGCAGCACTTGCGTCAGATCGATTTTGAGGGCTTGAAATTGTCTCAGGAGACTGTTTGACAACAGAAGTGGCACTCTTTGCCAACAAGTGGCCAACTCGGCTAGGATCGGCCTTTTTGACCGCTTCCCGAACCTTGTGATCGATTTCAGCGTCCGACCATGGTGGAAGGCAGGTTTGATTCCATTCGTGCAGCAGTGTTGTTGATTCACCCGCATCAAGCCCAAACCCTTCTACGCACAGCATTGCGGCTCGATAAGTGCGACTGTGTCCACCTTCTCCAGATACCGCCCCAGGCACTTTGCTCAAGTATGCCCTTGCTGCTTCTACAGGGGATCTGTTTGCACCGGGAGACTTTGTTGCTGACCAAGCCTCCATCATTCTCCGCATGGACTGCACGTTACCGGGGCGAGATGCGAGAATCTCACTCAATGGTGGGCGTGGTCTAATCTGTGTGGTCCGATGTGGACGCTCTGCGCTAGATTCACCCTTCCGTGATCGAGTGCCATACAGTCTGGTTAGCCGGGGAGCATCGTGTGTAATCGTGTCAATTTTGACTCCTGATAATGTCACATGCGTGGACAGCCCCTCAAGAAAAGACTTGACCAAGACACTGCCAGCTTCGTCATTTGGGAGGTCTATTGGTACAAGCAGGTGGCAACCATTACCAGAATCGCCTTCGACAACTCCACGAAAACCAAATGTTTGAAGATTGAGCGCAACGTCTGCTGCTAACTGATGGGCACGGAATCGCTCTGAGTCTGTCGCCGAAGTATCCGATTGTCGATCTGGATCGCAGTCAATTAAAATCCACTCTCGTCGAACGACATCAATCGCTTCCGCACTCACCACCCTAGTCAGAAATGGTGTTCGTCTACCCTGATTTCTGTTAATAAACTCAGGCGGCAATGGATTCATAATCCAGTAGATGCCACCATAAATCTCAGGGTGAGACTCTAGTCGTGAAACAGCAAGTTCAAGTTCTTGGTATTGGTCAGCACGGTAATACTGATTGCGAGTATATTTCTCGCCATCCCTAACGAAAAAAGCCCGAACCTCTGTTACCTGAGATTCAGGCAGGATGTCCACCATCCATGACAATGAATTCATACGTCACCTTTATCCAATATCAGAATCAGCATCCGCATCCATGGCATCGTACGAGTAGTCATCCGTTGGATGCGCCACTTGCCTATTTTTGTTTTCTCGCTCCGTTGAAACGATCCGCATTTCATGGAATCGTTTCATATTCTCAGCGACAAGCCAGTCATTGATCACGGACGCTGCGACATAAACAATTCGACCAATGATGACTGTGGGAATCCTGCCTTCCCCAATCCATTTTTTAAGGTGATTAGGTGAGAGGAACGAGAGCATTTTGCAAAAGGCAGGTCGAATCAACGACTCGCCATCGGCAGCACGTTGTAACGTGAGGCGAACCCAATGCTCTCGTTCCTCAGAATCCATAATCTATCAACCGAATGGGTTATCGTCGGGTTCAGCAGCGTCACCAAGTTCGACAGGTCTTGCACGAAGACTGATGAAATTGATGTTGTGGTAGACCTTGCCGTCCTTGGCAGTAGAAGAGCGTTTGCGAACCGTGGCGTGAACTCCCTTGAGTGTTGGCCCCGACTCCGAAAAGCCCTGTGCAAGGCCAATGTTCTTGGTTTTCCACTCATCGACCTGAACACCAAGAAGCTTAAGCTCGGCCCCAAGGATGTTGATACCAACCGAGTTGCGGAAGAAGGTCGTCTTCTCGGTAAGGCATCCATGATTGCCTGGACCATCGATGATCTTCATCGTGATCCGGTGGATCGGCTCGCCAGTCGATGTCAATTGCGTTAGCTCGCATTTGACAATTTCAACACCGTACTCGCCATCGGCCATGCCGTCTGTGCGGACGAACTGAGTCGCCTCTGGTTTGAATTCAGCTTGATACTGCTGAAGAATCTCGTCTGCCCATGCCCAATCATTGCTCATGATCTCAACCCTCCTGTCCACTTCGGGACATCTGACGTAACCACTCGCTGGTTTCGGGGCGCTTTGATTTTGCCCCTTCTGCCAGCACCAGGCGATGTTTTGACCTAGTCAAGGCGACATAGGCCAAGTTCATCTCTTGGATCGTTGATTCCTCGTTCCCGCCTTTGCGGCCGAGGATGTGCGGATGCAAAATGTAGACACTATTTGCTTCCGAACCTTTGCTTCTGTGAATCGATGAAAGAATGACTTTCTTACTCTCATCAATATCGTCTGCGAACATTCTATCGATTGCTTCCATCAACTGCCCAACATTTTCGTTGGAATTTGCGAGAATTCCAATGCAGTTACACTGATCTGTGTGTGCTTGAATTGCCGAATCAGAAGCATCACGTTCAATCAATTTATCCATATTGACCTGTCGATAGTTCGCAATTTTGCGAATCAGATCTGGAATGCTGGTTGGGAACAGCTTCTTGATCAAACCTGTCAAACCGTCACCAATTGACCGTCCACGGATAGTGGCTGGTACATTGTTTGAGATTAACTGATACGTCAGTGAAACCAGTGGCGCATTGGACCTACAGATCACTAGATCACCCGGCAAAACCATTCTTGGTAATGCTGCCTCGACTGTCTCTTCGTACTCTCCACGGGGGGCATTAGGTCTGTTTTGAATGTCTGGAACCAAGTGCCTGGCCAAGTCTAGGTGGCTCACGGGGCATCTCCAGCAGGTGGACAACGGGAACTCAGTCGCATTGAGTTCTCGACGCAGGGTGTTGAACGACCTTGCGTCAGCACCAGCAAATAACATAATAGATTGATGTGGATCGCCGACAAACATGATGCGTGGCGACAAACCCATAACAAGCTGCTGTTGGGCGCGATTGAAATCTTGAGCCTCATCTGCAATCAGAAAATCATATTGGTGCGCCACAAGGCCCAAATATGATGGAGCAGACACCATGTCCGTGTAATCCACGGTTTGCATCTGCTCAAGACCAATCTTGACGATGTTGCGAACCATCGAAAGCATCTCGTCAAAGCTGGACATGTGTGGTGGGAATTCCCACCCTTGCAGGTCGCAAGCCTTGATTATTTGTTTTCGCACAGGCGCTTCATCACCTTCAAAACTTGCAAGTTCATTGCGGAAAATATCGATGAGCTTGTTGATGCCGGAAAAACTTTTGTGCAGTTTATCCCGGTGATCAAAAGCCTGCGGGTAAAGTTCCTTCAGGATCTTGAAGTACTTCTTGCCATCGACCTCTCCAACGCCTGGGATCTTTGACCTGAGCGTTGAGAAACCCACACTGTGAAGCGTTGCTGCCCGTGCAGACAATCCAAGCCTGCTTTGTAGCTCTGCGGCAATGTGCTTATTGAAAGCAACAAAGCCTACATTTTTCTCATTACTGACACACTTAGCTGCTGCGACAGCCGTGGTGGTCTTGCCCGATCCAGCAAGGGCACGAACCGCAATATGTTTCCGCTTTGCACGAACGTAATCGTAAATCGCTTGCTGCTGCTCTGTTGGAACACTCATTTCAATATCCTTTCTTATTAGATCTTACCATCACGAATGTTTTGCAAATCAAAACCTTTCGCTAGTCTTGTGATGCGAACATATTCGCCACTTCCATCTTCGCTAAGTGTTTGATCTGTGACATGTAGTTGCTCACAGTTCATGCAACCCCAAGCGCGCTCAACAACCCCTCTGATTGGGAAAATACCACGATGGCAAGCACTATTGCATTTTATGCAACGTGGTCCCCAAGCCCATTTTTCTTCTGCCGTAATATGCCGCACTGAAACATCACTCATGTCATACTCCTTCTTTGTTAAGCCATTCCAAAACACGATTCGCCATTTCCGCCTCAAGATTCACTAGGTCTGTAACACCAAATTCTTCACTGATTGCTTTAGCTACAGACTTAGGTGGCAATCCAGAAGCCTTAACCTTGCGAGCAAATGCATCACGCAGGTGATCACGCAGGTTCGGCGTAGGTGGCTCAGATTTGACCGGCACCACATTGGTTTTGATCTGTGGCGTATCCTGCACTTCCGATTCATCGAGCCATCCGAGGCCGCACAGCGACAACGTGCATCGACGTTTAGCCTTGGTCATCGCCCGCATCCTGGCATTGGCGAGATCAATTCCCTTGAGGCCTGCAACATACACATCGCCTCGGTCAATGTCTCTCCGCCCATCCTTGGCTTGCATCGTAACTATTACGGAAAATATGTCGTCTTTGAATTCCTCACGCATTTCAACTAGTGAAACTCCATGGATGGAACGCAACTGGTCAGCACAGTTCCTCTGTGCGTACATTTTCTCGCTACCATCACGCTGCTTATAAAATCCGAATGGCTGGGTATAAGGATTCAGCCCCAGGCTTTCGCAAACACGCTTGTAGAGCGCAACCTTATCGTCGGCGGAAAGACGACCGTAATCGTTTTTCATCAAAGCGTGTTCAACAGCCTCTCCCATGCCATACTGCCCAGACGCAACCAATCCCTTCTCATCTACCATATCCATACTCCTTTTTCTTAGATCAGATCAACTTTTCGGAACGAATGATACGAACACGTTTGGGTGCGAGCAGTCGTAGTGCTGCTCGCTCACCGGCTAGGTCATCGAGGGTAATTACGACCATCGCTGGTCGGTCATCGCTCGGCCCAGGCACTTCGATTGACTGTCCAATGGAGAGGGTGAACTCAACATCACGCACACGAATAGTTGCTTCACGATCTGTGACCACAAGGGTTTCCAGAAGGATGTCCTGGCAACCCTCCCACCTCATGACGATGTTCTCGCCCACCTGCCGAATTAAACTAAGCCCACCATACCTGTTAAAAATCGTCATCATTTCCCTTCCTTCTTCTGCTTTTTCTTCAACATCCGTGCCCGAGAAACCAAAGCAGCTTCCAGGCGCTCTAAGGAAAATCCTATCCTGTTCCAGCCGATCACCTTAAAAATGTGGCTGATTTCTGGTGGTATATTCATTTCCTCGATGTGCGTCACGAATTCTGGGTTCGTGATATCCAGCAAGAATTCTACCACCTTGCAAGGGCTTTGGCGCAGGTTTGTTTCGTCGGAAACGTATGACACTAGAAAAAAAGTCAGATCTTCCATTTCTATACCACGGCAGGACAGACCTGCAAGCAGCCTCATTACCCCTTGCATATCCCAGTTGCCTGCCGAAATAACCAACAAATTATATTCGCCGTTATTGATTTCTCCGCCGTCATATGCACGTTTAAACCGTGCTTCCAATTCCTCTCGCAGTGCTATGCTACTACCCATGCCGCCTTCGATATACTCTTTGGCTAGATCATTGGACATAGCGCACCTCCTTTATTCATTATCCTATCGTACCAATCGCAACACAACCTCACCATGAGGCCTGTCGTTATCATATGATAGCCTGATCTCTGCTTCTGTCCTAGACCGAGGCGAAGGTGCCACGGTGCAACCGCAAATCAGGCTAGCAGCAGCAATCAAAACAATGCGGAAAATCTTCATCATTCCATCTCCTGTGGGATTATTCCCACAGGTTTTTTATCGACATTAGTCGTGTGTGTGACTGAGAGTTTCTTGAAATGTCACACGGCTTTCCAGGCTTGCAACCCGTGCAACCAGTGCATTCAGAGCGTCGATGAAACGCTGCTTTGCTGCACTCGGACCAGGTTTTCTACCCCTCTTGTCGCCCTTCGGCCACGAAGCAGATTCTGCCTGCACCGGATTAGATCTTGGGTCAGGAAGCCTGCCCAACTTAATTTGGTAGATAACTGCATTACGGGTTTTCCCGAAATGCTTCGCAAGCTCATCAATCGTAGAAATCATCGTCATCATGAGTCCCCTTCGTGATCGCTTCAAAGAATCCAACTAATGCTCTGGCATCAGCAATCATTCTATGATTTTCTGGGTTACTGGCAACTAATTCGGAAAATAATTTTTTCGACAAACATCGTAATTTCCAGAGCATCGTTTTGCTCCAAAAGCATGGTGTGCCTGCGTCACCATGCTGCTCACGATAATAGTTCTTCACTCAGCACCACCATGTGGGTTATCTGGGATGGATACGCCACCATTCCCCATTCTGTGTTCCCGGCGGAATGATTTCGGAAAAACCTGCCTTAGTCGGAATGCCAGCTTTCGCAATAGCACTCTTCTTCGGTGATGAATATTCTGCGGAGACACGCCAAGGCTATCGGCGATCTCCCTAGCAGTATGGTCCTGTGATATCAGTATGCGCTCATGGTCTTCAAGCGCATCGACCCTGCTGCGTAGACATTCCAACTGAAATGGGGTCAATTCAAATTGATCGTATGGGTCAGATTCTGGACCCATGGCTTCACAATATTTTTCCTGTTCCACCTGTTTCTCACTACGGAAAAACTTGAGCGCACGGCGGATTAGGTCAGATCTAGCACCCATAAATTTGTGGAATGACCAAGTGCTTAACGCTGCGCCACCTTCGGGATTCCAGGTTGCAACTGCTTTGCACAACGCAAGCATCAATTCGCCTTCGTAATCCGCCATCCGAATGAACCTGGGTGGCGTATATTTTTCGATGAAATGGAACACCAAGCCAGTGTTCTTGGTGACTATCTCTTGCTGTTCTGATGTGAGTCGCATCAGTCTTCGTACCTTTCACTGTGTTCAAGGCGATGACATGCTCGGCACAACCCGCCAGGGCCAGTGCGGCAGGGCTTCAGACAGCCATCACAGTACGTCTGGGGCACTTTCTCAGCCTCAATCTGTACAAGTGCATCCAACGCTGCTTGGACTCGATACGGGTCAACGCTTGGGCCTTTCATGATCCACTCCTCCTGCGGTTCCTATTAATCAGCCAATGTGGTGGACAGCCCATCCATGGCTCCCACCCTTTCTGTATTTTCTCTATCACTTTCACTTCTCGCATCCATTCATCTATCAGGTTCGCGCGTTCCACCGGGTCGGTGGCTTGCTGGGCGCGCTTTTTTATAATCTCTGCGTGCCATCGATTACTACCCAACTGCACTTCCTGCTTCATATCCCTTCCTCCTTAAGAAGCTTGTGAGCATCAATCATCACATCAAGATCCGTGTCGCCATTGCAGCAACTGTATATCGGACAGCCATCAGTATAACTGTCCTTTCCATGATTCTCAATCAGCAGCTCTGCTGCTGCTTCAACATCATCTGGAGTTAGTCCAGCTATTGACCAAGCCTTGGCAGCACTGGCATCCCAAACATTAACCTCGCACCAAGCATCAACATCACTACCATCGAAACCTCGGTCTACCCATTGCCGGGCTTCATGGGTAACATTCTGACATCCGCCGCTAAAGAAATCACCATGTGATATCAAGACATCCTTCACACGGCCAATCCTTGCGCTCAGTCTAAACAGATCCATATCAATCTCCATTCCTAGTAGGGGGGTATAGGGAAATCCTATACCCCGGTGAATCGAAACTACTACCAACCCCTGAACACCTGATTGAGGCTTTTTACGATAGCCTCCTGTCCGGCCAAGGCCGTCTCCAGACGATGTATTTCATCCATCGCAACCCGCGCAAAGTCCACGAACCAGCCCTTGACAACTTCCGCATCGGGAAGCTCGGCCCATTCTGCTGGCAATCCCAGTTTTGCGTACCGATCCTTAATGTATTGTTGCATCTCTGCAACACCCTGGTCAACATCGGCGCGGCATTTGGGAATCTTATGACCGTTCAGCGTATTCATCATCGTTCTCCTTTATCACTGTCACCACACTATCTATTCGCAGGACCACCCTGCGAATTCACTCACCGTCAACTTTTTTTGCACATTCAGGTCCGAGACGATTGTCAACCGAGCTTGGCACCGTAAGAGTGCGACCACACCTTTGGCAGGTCGATGACCATACCATGCGGAAACCTTTAGATTCAACCTCGGCTTCGTTGTTGTTGTAAATCAACCCGACCACCCAACGCAACGCACGAACAACCTCGGAATCTTCCTTATACTGGCTGGCCTTGGTTAATTTGACCCAGCCGACTGCTGGCTGGTAAACACCCAGGTATGTGTAGTTGTCTTCGTTGTCGCTCCCTGTCAACAGGGTTGCGAAGAAGATGGGTTCCCTGGCATCGTCATTTTCAACCTTGACGATGCGGTAGGTCCACCGGCGGTCCATACCGCACAAGGTAAAAGTGGCCTTCCCGGCGCAAAGAATGTTCTGTGTTGCGATCATCATCCACTTCCTTTCCTGTTCCTATTCCGTTTGCGTTACCCCTGTATCCTACTATCTATTCGTCAGGTGTCAACTATTATTTTTTATTTTTTTTCTACTACTGGTTTCCCGTTCTCGAAAAGAATTCGTTGATTCTCTTGATAGTCATAAACACATATGACTGTCCTTCCCTTTTTGCCTATCCTACGCAGAAGGCCAGAAAGAGCAGACTTCCACGTTTTGCCGAAACATGGGTACGATGAAACACTGCCGTTGTAGTCAAACATAAGCATTGCTGAATATTCGTACATCACACACCCCCGTTAAGACTATCTACAATTGATGACCACTTTTTGAACGTCCACCTCCCTGAACTCCCGAATGGGAGCGCATGGGCCTCAATTTCATTTG